GCCCCCCTGAACTTCTGACGGTATGCTTCCGCCCATAGGAATGATCAGGTACCCCGAAAGAGGAGATGGGGGCCAGCGGTAGGCGAATATGTCCGTCCCTCCTGCCGTGCCATGGCCCGCCGCTATGAGGGCAGCGACGATTGACGATACGAGGCTCATAAGGCACCACCGATATGCTGTTTCAGTTTGGCCGGAAGCCTGCTAATCTGCCTTTTCCCGGCATTCTCCAGCCAATGGGATTCGCCCACCACGTGACTCAGGCTGGCGTCCTCGTGTTGCCTCTTGGCATATGGGGCTGAAGATCCGCCTACCCCGATTACTGCCGAATCGCCGGACCTTTCCACAGTATGAGATGCCCTCATGGCACCGCTGTCAACCGGGCAGTGCTCTTTGGCATCTGTCTGCACGTCGGTCCGGAGCCAGTCTTCTGCCCCGTCCATAGCAGCTCTCTGGACTATCTTCTCGATTGCATCGCCGTGCCATTTGACCGCCACATCCATCACTCCTTCCTGATCAGGGCCTTTCGTTTAGAACGGTGCCCAAGTTTCTCATCTATTATGCTTTTCAGGTAGATGAGATCGGCATCCGAGAAGTCATTCAGGATGGCCCGCCAATCCAGATCTGAAAAACGCATTACATTACTTCCATGGTGGCCAGAGCTAGACCGGCCAGTGCAACTATCACCGCTGAAACAACATAGACAGACGTCCTGAAGCCCTCCAGCCCGCCTATCCTCTTCTCGTGGTCCCCCAGCTGGCTACAATGGACATCCATCTTGGAGATGATCGTCTCGGTGCGTTCATCGATCCTAGCCAGAAGCGTCTCGACCGTGTCAGGCATTCAATTGCGCCTCAGACCGCCGATGGGCTATTGGTGATTTTTCTCAGGAACGCCATGGTCAGAGCGGCGATCATGAGGATGTTCGCCGGGTCCATCCCAACCAGACCGCCTATGAACTCTGCCGCACCCGGATCGATGTATCCAGCCAGTCCAATGATGAACATTGCCACTGCGATTATGTAGGTCTTCGATCCTGGTAGAATCTCTTCAATTTTTTCAAGCATATTCACACCACCTTACCAAGCTTTTTGAATTCTTTCGAGGACTTCCGAGCATGGCCCATCTGATGATAGCCAGTCACGCGCTGGCCTGGCGTTCCTACTCCACCGCCGCCCTGTTGCCAATATAGCCTCATCTTGATAGCCTGGCCCAGGCCGTCCGTTGCAAAAATATCGTTCCACTCATCAAGAGTCATCCAAGTATTGATGTTTGGAGCTTTCAGCAGCACCCCCCGGCCGGCATTGGCTGTCTGGATCACCTCAAGGATTTCCATGTCCACCGTTGCCCCGATCACCTTTTCTGGGATGGGGTCCGAAGGCTGCCAGCCCAATGTTTTAATCCCCGGCCCATCGGGATTCTTGATTATCAGGTCTTTCACGAAGTCCAGGACTCCTATCCCGGCCACTATGTGGACATCAGATGGTAGTTTGGACTCCGGGCCGCCGAAGAAACATATTCCATCTATCGATAGGTAGTCTTCCTCAGTTTCAATTTCGTCTTCAGGCACAATAATCACCTACTTAACCTTCTTTCATCATATTGTATTTATAGGTTGCCTAGCAAATTGTTAAATTTAACATTTTTATATTATAGGCATGGTAACCAATCCACGCTAATCGCTCCACAGGTCGAGTTGCCCCAGAGCTGGATGAACTTGTTAATGGCAAAGACACCAGTCAGGTCCTCGACCGATCGGCCGTACTCCGCATGCCTGCCTTTCAGAGCATCGCTGCCCTCGGGATCCCTGGAGAGCCAGCCTACATGAGCCACGCCAATCACGTTGCTGTTCACGTTGGCCTCAAGCACTCCAGTGCAACAGTTGGCTACACAAGACTCCTGGTAGCCTCTGGTCTTGACCTCGGTGGTCCTCTGCAGGTGCTCAGCGTGAGTGTACATCTCGGTCATCACAGCGCCGATCCGGTAGTTCTGGACGCAGAGCTTGTCCGTCCACTTGGCGTCATAGCTGCCAGTCTGGTAAGATACGGGCATGTACTCGAACTCAGCTTCCTTGGTGTAGTTGACGTAATCCATGCCACAGTTATTAGGAAAAGAGCAGTTAAAGGCCACTCCGTTTGCATCGAGCTGCCTCTCGGCCTCAAGTTCGGACCTCAGCAGAACCACGTTACCGGACCCGGCCACGGCCTCGACTAGCTTCTGGCCGCCAAAGCCTGCCTGAGTAGATATGATCTTCTCTCCATCCAGGTAGCCTATGCCGTTGATCGAGCTCTTCTCGTACATGTAGTTGGCAGCACCCGCCTGGGCTATCAGGAGGATGGGCACCAAAACCAGTATTGTAAATATGTCTTTCATAACAATTACCTCATCGAAATTATAATAAGGAGGGGGTGTTTCCCCGTATGAAGGGGCCGGGGAAACTATTATTGGAGAAAAATTATGCCCGGAGAATCTACTCCGGGAAAGTCTTGATGCTGGCCTGGTCCTTGGATAGCCGCATGTATCCGGCAGATTCCAGGGTGACCTTAGTGCTGTCGCTCATGCCCTTGATAGCGTTTCCGAGCACGGCCAGGTTCTTGTCCACCTCTTCGACAATCTCGTCCAGGAACTTGACGATATCGTTATCGTCATCCGGCAGGTAGCCGGCCTGGATGTCCGTGGACTGGAGCTTGTCAATCATGGTCTGGAGCTCCTCGATCTCTTCCCGGAGGTAGTCCATCATTCTGCTGTTCTTCTCGACGAAGGAATTGTATCCCCCATCGATAACTAATGATGCCAGCTTAGCATCAGTATTGACTCTTTCATCTACCATTTCATTCACCTTTTATAAATAGACTTCACGAAACCGCACTACTCCGGACCCATCGGGAATCGCGTCCACCTGGAGGACGGGCCGGTCTATGCCGTCCAAGGTGATGAGGTCTAGAGGTTCGACTGCCTCAGCGCAAGCAAAGAAAGCGGTGCTTACGATATCATCGGCATTCTGGCGGCGAATGGTCTTGGTTTTTCGGACCACCCGGACATTGCTAATCGTGCTTGTCGTGTACGTGGGCCCATAGAGGCCGGTTCCGCTGGCATGCTTCCAAGTGACCGAATCCTTACCCCGAAGGACAACCGGCAGGATCATCTCACGGCCACCCCGCCCATGTAGCGTCTCATGATCTGTTTTGCCCTGGCGCTCATGATTGAAGTTGCTGTCATGCTGCCCGAATATTCGACCATGAACCCCGCGCCGGTCCCCAGCTGGAGCTTCTTGATACCCATCTCCTGGTAGGCCATGTCGGGAGAGTCTTGGTACTGGTAGAGGGCGATAGCCTCTTCAACGCATGCCCGTTTCACGTCAGCAGGCACAAAAGCCAGGCTGGTGCCGCTGTTCCAATCGAGGGTGACTCCATCTATGATCCGGGGGAACGCTAGGGGCTGGTCGTGCACTCCGGCCACTATATCATCATCATACTTCTGGCCGGCCAGGGAAAGGAGATCGATTCGTCGTGTCGCCTCCTGGCAGTACCAGCACTGGGAGGCAGCGGCAAGGGCCTTGAGAGCAACGGCAGCGGCCCTCGGGTCCGCGCCTATCAGGGCTTCCAGCTCGGCGTCAGTCTCTATGTAGCTGTCAGAAAATGGTGTGTCGGCCATGGTCACTCTCTTACTGGAAATTCTACATCAACAACGGATTTTTTGAAGAACCGAGTTGATACTGCCTGAATATACTCAGATTTTATTTCGCCAATGGCTATTCTTTTCCCGCCGCTCGCTTTTAGTAGCAGATCCGCCTTGATACTTTCCAGATATTTTTCCGGATTTTCGCCTTCTGGCGCGAGAACATCAATCCTCTGTGCATCGTATATGTATTCAGTCTCTTTCTCAGCATTCAATGAGGTGCGCTCGTTCCAGCGAAACAAGACATCGAACTGCAGGCTACCCGATGATGTCTCGACCCTAGTGCCTGGCGAGAACCACTTCTGCGGAATGTTCGATCTATCTTCCATGGACAGCCTCCGTTGCATGATTTAGTATAAATTGGATTTTATCATTTTCAGTCACATACTTTCTTCCCAGATTATGAATAGTACCGATCTATCTTGACTATTTTAGCCAAGAAAGGCATTTTATCGGCATACTTTTCAACCTGTTCGATCAGTACTTGCGAGCCGGTAAAGATAACGAACTTAACTCCGTTGATCTCAATTTGCAAAGTAAGATATTTTGCGTCTGGATTTTTGTTCTTGTTTGTGTATTGGCTTTTGCCTATCCTATATCCGGTGACAAGAAGCTCTATATTGAGGACCTCATCGATCCTCTTCTTTGGTCCTTCCAAACGCTTATCGTCTTTTGCAAATTCCGAGAACTTTAGATAGTCCATCGTCTTCACCCGATTATTTTTCGTTCTGCGTTCTCGTTCTCATAAGAACTCGGGCCGTGCCGAACTCATCCGAGACGAATACGAGGCGACGTTAGCCGCAAGACGAGCACCGACACCCGTGATCGCGGCAGTGCCCCAATACCCACTAGCCAGCCAAATGTTTGTCTGACCGGCTCTGTGCCAGTATATCCGATCGCAGAGGTAAGTGGAATCGTTGCCACCGCCGAGATTGGGCAAAACCAAGTACTTCGACAAATCCTCGTAGAGGATGTCCTTGGCATACGAATCCAAGTTCCCAGGATCTGCGTATTGGACTGGAGCCGCTAAAGAGGACTCATAGTTCCCAGCATCCATCGGGCATTTTGGTGTCCCTGTCCCGTCTCTCTTCAGGACGCGGTAGGCAGCATCCAGAACATCGATGCCTATTACGAACTGATATACACTGCCCCAAAGGTTCTCGATGCCTCTGTAGACTATGGGGGTCAACCCATTCGTTCCCGTGCCAGTGCCAGTTCCATTGATTCCGATATTGGTGTCGGCTGAATTCGCTCCGTTGTTTTCGCCTGCGAATCCCGTGCCGCCTGCTTTGTCTACGACCCCCCGGCCAATCCCTACAGAAGTGGACTGCGAATTCCAGTTAGCATACTCCACCAAGTAGAGCATCGTTAACGCATCGAGCGTCCAAACGTTCTCACAACCCCACCGAGTGCTGCCGATGTTGTTGCAGTAGGTCTCGGCGTTCTGTAGAGTCAATCCGAGAGCTTCGCCTGTTCCGGTAGTCGCTGCCCTGGTAGCCCCGCCCACCTGGATATTCTCGGGATTCGTCCAATTGCTCCAGTCTGCTCCAGGATACTTCACATAGAGGAAGCCTGCCGCATCGCCTCCGGCCCAAGTACCTCCTGACACATAGACAGCTACCACGATCCCAGTTTTGCCAGATGTAGCGCCAACGACTGTATCTCCCGCCACTATCGCTGTGGCCCCAGTTCCAAACGGCAGCTTGCCCATCGCTGTTCCGGTCCACGGCTGCTTTCCGGTAGCGGACCGCATGTACAGAGTACCGGCAGAGTTTACCGCTAGGCCGCCAGCGTAGGCGCCCACATAGAGCTGTGCTCGCTCGGTGCCGCCCCTCTGCAAGAAAGCGGGATGGAGTTCGAACCCGAGCAAGGCGGATGGTGACAGCCAATATCTGATCTTCGTCCCTATCTTCTCAGATTTGATATAGAACGCCGGGACCCGGACCATGACCTGGCCGGCTGACCCGTCCAACGTCAGGCCGTCGCCCCTGGCATTGCTGCCGAATGTGGGCATCCCCGCGGCGGATAGAAGGCACCGCCTCATGTTGCCGTACACTGGATGAGCATCAAACCAGGCATAAGTCTTTTGGGTTATGGCGTTCCCATAGACGTCGATCTGCTGAAGAGCAGTGGAAGAACTCGATGTATCCCATTCTACGCCGATCACGTATTCAAGATTGCTGTAGCCCGTGATCCTGGCTAGCTCATCGATGGTGGTCGGTTTCACCACTCCACGGACCGGTATCGAGCAGCCCCCTCTTGGAACTGATCTGCTGGCATAAGGCAGTACGTAGCTCATGGAGAAACCTCAGCTATGTTGCAAGCGCCCGGTAAGGGTGCCGGAGGTGTATTCGCCGGTCTTGAATCCGCAACGTATCTGCTGGTTGCTGCATGGAATATCCAGGATGAAAGCTTGACAAGCCCCAGACTCGACCGTCCGCCTGTCCCAGTCTTCCCAGACGCCAGGGCTGACCGGGTTGGTATAGTCCCTGACCTGAGTGGTCACGATGCCCGCGCCCGTGCCGCCCGTGGGATTGAGGACCAGCAGCACAGAATCCCTCGGGCAGTTCATCTCAGTAGTAAACGTGTTCTCCGCCGCTATGGATATTGCAGTTATCGCCATGTTATTATCACCTTTTATTATTAAGAAAAATAATTTCAGCCGGATTTCTCCGGCTTGACTTCTTCGTAATCGAGTTTTAGGCGACGACAGCGTTTGGCTGCCTCTGAGCCCTCATCCATCTCCCAGGTTATGCCCGTGCTCTTGGTACGGAAGCGGACCGTCTTAGCGGCAGCCACTAGCTCGCCACCTTGACGACGGTCATCTTGCCAGTGACCATGTAGCTACCGATGTTTATGTAACCGGTAGAGTTCATGAACCTGGCTGACTCCAGCGGTCCTACGATCACCGTCCCCGCCCCAAGCATATCGTCCATTGTTAGGGTCATGTTGCCGATGTCGGACCTGAATGCCGGGGGATTATCACCAGCCATGACGCTCAGGATATCGACCGTTGGGTCAGTGACATCCCAGGAAGTGATGTTCACGAGCAGCAGGTACTTTGAGACTCCATCGACCGCAAAGTTGCACGTCGAGCCGTTCCCTAAGATAGTGGTCCATGCGGCGGTCATCCTGCCCCAGTCGTTCTGGCCATCCATACTGACCGGTGTCATGGTGGTGTATGTTGCCGATGCTGCCCCGGCCAGGAGCATAAGCATCAGCAGGAATGCAAATATATTTTTCATTTCAAACTCACCTCAGAAGGATGCAGTCATTACGCCCAGGCACTCGGGCCTCACGACCTTGCAGCCGAACACGTATTCGCCGTCAACCTTTTTGGCGAACTGCTTCTCCATGTCCATGATCCGGACGTCGTTGACCTGGCTTGCGAAGGTCATC